CAGGCCATCACAGGTCGCCATTAAGAAGAATCCGATGATGATGATGTTTTCTACCGCCGGCGACCAAGGGAGCACAGTGCTTCTACAGCTTCGAGAGCAGGGGATGGCAGCGATTGACTCAGGCCGAACTGGTTCGCTGTACTTCGCCGAATGGTCACTTCCTCCCGGAGTGAGTTTGGAAGATCGGCAGTATTGGGGATGGGCGAATCCTGCGCTCGGGACGACGATCACGATGAAGGCGCTTGAGCTTGCGTTTGACTCGCCGAATCGTCAAGCGTTCATCCGAGGCCATCTGAATCTGTGGGTGGATTCAACTAACTCCTACCTCCCGATTAACTTGTGGAACGATCGCAAGAGTGTGGATCCGATGCCTCCGATTCAGTGGCTCGTCATTGACTCATCAGTTGATGAGTCACGCTATGTCGGGATTGGTTGCGCGTACGACGGGACGCGCGTAATCGTGACGACCGAGTTTGTCGTTGAGTCCGCCCAGCAGATGTGGGCCGAAGTCGTGACTCGAATGTCAGACCCATCAGTCAAGCTCGCGTGCACTCCATCACTGGAGATCCACTGTCCTCCAGATCTGCGCCGGCGGATGACGATCGTCGGCTATGCGGAACTCATCAAGTGGACAGGTGCAGCTCGTGCGATGATCGTAGAAGATCGTGTTCGCCACACTGGCGACCTCGCACTCTCAGAACACTTCGCTCGAGCGGTAGCAGTCAAGACTGGCGGAGCGATCGTGCTCAGCTCGCAGAAGAGTCCCGGGCCCATAGAGCTCGCCCGATGTTCAGTGTGGGGAATCATGCTCACATCACGACCAAGAGCATCAGCCAAACCTCAGATGGCTTTCGGCTGACCCTAGTGGACACGCGCTTGCAAGTTTGAGAGACTCGCAAGCGATGGCACTCTTCGGAAGTAAGAAGCAAGACGCGACCCCAGCGTTCGCACACGCACCGCTTCAAGCTGCAGCAGGTAGCGCCTCACAAAGCGGACTCGGCCAGTTTTGGAGTTACACCGTCGGGGCGGCTTCAGAGCTGGCCTTGTCTGTGCCTACCGTGTCTCGAGCGACACAGATGATCATCTCTCTCGTCGGCTCACTTCCCCTCCGCCATTACACGACACAGTTCAACGGCGAACGGTACGAGAAGATCTATCTTGAGAACGAATCATGGATGGACACTCCAGATCCAACCCTGACGCGTAACTTCGTCATGTCGAATCTGTGCATGGATCTCATGATGCGCGGACGCGCGTTCCTCTATGTGACTTCACGCAGCTCCGCTACCGGACGGCCTCTCGCTTTCCAGTGGATGCCCTGCGAAATGGTTGACACATTGGATCAACCCGGTCCGCAGTTCTTCGGAAAATCCAACAGCATCACATTCAACGGGATCAACATTCCGACACAAGATGTCATCCAATTCCTTGCACCCGTTCAAGGATTCCTCTGGACAGGTCGCCGAGTCCTAGAGACCGCCATCAAACTAGATCGCTCCGCTGAACGCTTCGCCTCAAATGAGATCGTCGCTGGATACTTACAGCAGACCGACAGCTCTGAACCTCTTGACGCTGAATCACTTGGTGAGCTCGCTGCAGCATGGTCAAACGCTCGACGCGTGAACGCTGTCGGCGCATTGAACTCGGCAGTCAAGTACGAACAATTCGACACAGACCCGAGCAAACTCCAGCTCGTAGAAGCTCGCAACTTCAGCGCACTTGAACTGTCTCGAGCGATCGGAGTGCCGGCGTACCTTCTCGGAATCGGGATCTCTGGTTACAACTACAGCAACGCGACACAGGCCAAGCAGGATCTTTACCTCCTAGGGGCCAAGCTCTACATGGACTGTATTCAAGAGACTCTTAGCGCCACCGATATTCTTCCTCGTAATAGGTTCGTGGAATTTGACACCGAAGATCTGATAGCAGATGTAGAGATGAATCGCACAGAGATTGACATTGAAGAACCAGCCTCATCACGAACCCCTCAGGACATCAACTCATGATTCGACTTACTGCTCAACAGATCACACTTGACGCTTCCGCCGATGGCGAACCATCACGCCAGATCACAGGCCTTGCCGTCCCTTGGAATGTCAAAGCGACTCTCTCCGGTGGAGAATCGGTCGTATTCCTTGAGGGCTCACTTCCCGAAGATGGCCCGATGCCGAAGCTTCTGGAATATCACGACGAGACACGCGTCATCGGACGCGTCACCGAGCGAGTATCAACCGCCGAGGGAATGATGTTCGTCGCCAAGTTAAGCGCCACTCGTGCAGCTGACGACGCTCTCGCACTGCTCGCCGATGGCGCTCTAGATTCGGTCTCCGTTGGCGCAGTGCCTACTAAGTTCAAGCGCCTCGCAGACGGGACGCTAGAGGTCTCTGAGGCTAAGTTCGTTGAACTCTCGGTCGTCACGACTCCGGCATACGCCGACGCTCAGGTCTACTCAGTCGCAGCCTCTTCACCCGAAGAGGAAGCACCCGACGAAGAAGAAGAAACACCAACCCCAACCCAACCATCCGAGGAGGATGAAATGTCAGAAGCAATCGAAGCAGCAGTACCCACTGCTCCAATCCAATACGCAGCAGCGAAGCGCGAGTTCAAGCTTCCCACGATTGCGGAATACATGGTCAAGTTCATCGCTGGCGGAAGCGAGTTCGCAGAGTTCAACTCTCGCATCGCTGCAGCCGCTCCGAATGTGACCTCAACTGATGCACCCGGCCTCCTGCCAGTGCCGATTATCTCGCCGATCTATAACAACTTCGTAGCCAACTATCGACCGTTAATTACTGCAATGGGAGTCCGCCAGATGCCCGCATCCGGCAAAGTGTTCATTCGACCGAAAGTCACCACACACACGACCATCGGTGCAAGCAACGGCGAACTCGTCGCACTCGATCAAGGCACTTTCGTCGTGGACGACATCCAGATCACGAAGGCCTTGTACGGCGGATATGTAAACCTGTCCGAAGAATCAATGGACTTCACCTCTCCCGAAGTTCTCGGTGCATTAATTGACGACATGGCACGCATCTACGCGAACGCCACCGACATCGCAGCTTGCACAACTTTTGAAGCTGGAGTGAGCCAGACCGAAACGCTGACCAGCGCAACTACTCCAGCCGACTGGGTGTCATTCATCTACAACTCAGCAGAGCAGATCTTGACCAACTCAAACGGCAACCTGCCCAATGTGCTCGTAATGTCACCGAACTATTACGCAGTCCTCGGAGCTTTAAGCGATGACTCCGGTCGTCCACTGTTCCCAAATGTCGGCCCACAAAACGCGTTCGGCACAACTGCAGCAAGCAACTTCAACGGCAACGCTTTTGGCTTGAATCTCGTAGTGGATCGCAACTTGAACAATCAGGTCTATGTCGGTGACAGCACTGGCTTCGAATGCTGGGAACAACAGCGCGGAGCTGTCAGTGTTGAACTTGCAGACGGTGCGCTCGGTCGAGTTATCAAGTTCCGAGGCTACTTCTCGTCTGTCATGATTGACGCGACGAAGTTCGTCAAGCGAGCCTGAACCGACTAGACGAGTAGAGGGAACGAACGATGGCAACATTTACAGTCACGCATCAGATGGTGCTTGACAATGTTGCCGTCGTTCAGACTCTAGAAAACACTGACATAGCAATCGGTCAGACGATCACACTGTCAGGATGTGCAGCACAGCTCAACGGCGCTCACATCGTCTTTGCTGTACCGACCTATTTGTTCATCGGCATTGACGAAGAAGGCGACTACCTTTTTGATCCTGATGTCATCATCCCGAACCAGTTACTCTTCCAAGATGTCGGCGACGACCTCCCTCGAGAAGCAGTTGATCCAGTCGGCTCGCTCGTCTGGACTCAGACCTGCACATGGATCACAGTCAACGATCTCACCGAGTTCCTCGGCATTAGCGGAGCAACCGCCAATGACACAGCCTTCATGACCTCATCAGTTAACGCTTCGAATGCATGGTCATTTAAACGCAGAGTTCAGGCCGGCTATCACGACAGTCTCACGACCGTCCCTGATGCTGCAGTCAAAGCTGGTGTCGTGCTCATGGCTGCATCGTTGTACCGTGAGCGCGGAAGTTTGGACTCCTTCAACAGTTTCCAAGACATGAACATCAGCGCACCTGTCGCTTCAATGGGTCGGATAAACCAGTTGCTCGGCATCAAGAGATCGCAAGTGGCATGAGATGGCAGGCATCTTCACAGAAACGATTGATGCTGTCTCAGCGACGATCACAGCTCTCGGCCTTGTGCCGGTCACTGATCCTCGGAACGCTCGACCTCTTACTGTATTCATTGAGCTTCCTACTTTCAGTTCGTTCAATAACCAAACGGCGGACATCACGATTGATCTCCGAGTGTTGGGCGCGCCACCCGGCAACCAAGACACTACGGACTACATACTCGGAGTCGTTGATCAACTAATGAACTCCTCTCTCGCAGTCATCTCTGGCAGACCTACGATCGCATCAATCGGATCTGCCGAGTTACCTGCTTACGACCTCACAATTAGAATCGGCACAAGCCGCGTATAAAGGACAAAACAATGGCCACAGTCACCTACCTATCCAACCCCACCGTCACCGTCACAAGCCCATCAGCGATGACGCTCACCGATCACTGCTCTGCAGCGACCTTGACGCTTACCGCTGAAGCACTCGAGAACACGGCCTTCGGTCAGACCTCACGCACCTTCACCGCTGGGCTCTACAGCAATGAGCTCACGCTCACACTGTTCCAGAGCTACGGCGCGACCGAAGTGGAGACCATGCTGAACACTTTGTTCGGTGTCGCATCCACACTCGTCATCAGCCCTGCCGGCGCAACCGAGTCCGCATCGAACCCTGAGTACACCTTGACAGGCTGCTACTTGGAGACCGTGACTCCAATCATGGCGACTGTTGGCGAGCTCTCAGTAGTTGAGGCCACCTTTAAGGGCGGATCATTCGTCCGCGATGTCACCTGATCTAGTAAGTAATCCGAACCCCGACTAGGAGAACCAATGAAACTCACACTCAGTGTCAGACTCGCCGATGGCGAAACCTACCAAGTAACGACAAACCTTTTCGTCATTATCTCGTGGGAGCGTAAGTTCAAGCGACGAGCATCAGATCTGTCAAGTGGGATCGGGATGGAAGATCTAGCCTTCATGGCCTACGAGGCCAGTAAGCAGCAAGGTCATCCAGTGCCGATCTCCTTTGATGAGTTTGTCAAGAAGTTAGAAGATCTAGAAGTCGTGGAGACTGCATCCGCAGTCCCTACCAAGGAGGCTTCCGGCGACAACTAGCAGCTCTGCTAGTTGAGACTGGGTTCTGGCCTCCGACTATTACATTCGAGACAGATGATCTGGCGACTTGCGTTCAGATCATCAATGAACAAAGACGGAAAAAATAATGGCTGCAGATGTGAGACTTGATACTTACGGTCTGCAGGACGCTCTGAAGAAGATGCAGAAGCTGAACCCTGCAATGCGTCGGACATTGTTGAAGGACACAAAAGCAGCAGCGAAGCCTCTTGTGGATGCGATTAATGCTCGAGTTCCACAGTCGCCACCTTTGAGCGGCATGGCTCACAGAGGTCGCACAGGTTGGGCTGGAGTGAAGAAGGTGCAAATCTCCTTGAACACTCGCAAGCCTCGCAAGGGATCTATCTCTGCAGGTAGTGAGCAGATCGCAGTCGTTCGAGTCGTCACAAAAGGCGCACCAGTAGCGATCACTGACATGGCTGGCAAGGCTGGCGGAACGAAGTCGCGCCGTGAGCCTAAATATCGGCGACCCAACTTCGCTAGCGCGCTTGACTCGCGTATCGGGACACCTTCTCGCTATATGTGGAAAGATGTTGAGTCAATGGCTGCAGATGCTGAACGAGCACTTCAGCCGATCATCCAGCAGTTCATGCTTGACGCACAGAAGGAGTTTTAGTAGTGGCTATTAACCTCCCGATTATCTCCGAGTGGAATCCTGCCGGCATTGACAAAGCCATCGCAGACTTTAAAAAACTGGAGACCAAAGGCGAGAAAGCAGCGTTCGCTATCAAGAAGGCTGCAGTCCCAGCAGGGCTCGCTCTTGCAGCTGTCGGCGCTGTTGCTTTTGACGCTGTCAAAGCGTTCGCCGAAGATGACGCTGCAGCCCAAAAACTTGCCACCACTCTAGGCAATGTCACTGGAGCGACCGACTCTCAAGTCAAGTCAGTTGAAGACTTCATCTCCAAGACTTCAGTCGCTGCAGCTGTCGCCGACGACGAACTCCGACCAGCTCTCGACTCGCTAGTTCGAGGCACAGGAGACATCACAAAAGCCCAAGAACTGATGGGTCTCGCGCTTGATATCTCTGCCGGTACTGGCAAGGATCTCGGCTCAGTCTCAGATGCACTTTCAAAAGCGTTTAATGGCAACTTTAAATCATTAAAAGCATTAGACCCAGCACTAGCAACACTCATCGAAGACGGAGCAACCACAGACGAAGTATTCGCAGCTATGGGCAAGACTTTCTCTGGTCAAGCATCCACTGCAGCGAACACGACCCAAGGCAAGATGAAAAACCTCGGGATCCAGATGGGCGAACTTAAAGAATCCATCGGTGCAGCTGTCGCACCACTTGCAGAGAAACTGATCCCACAGCTACTCAAGTTCACCACATGGGCATCAAATAACAAAGGACTCATCGTCGCTATCGGTGCAACGATTGCAGTACTAGCTGCAGCCATTATCGCATTGAACGCTGGACTCGCTATCTACAACACGATCCAAGCAGTCACTCTTGCCATCAACACAGCACTCACAACATCATTCTCCGCTCTATGGGTCGCCACAGGTGCAGTCGTCATCATCGCAATCATCGCAGCACTCATTGCACTCCAAGTCAAGTTTGACATCTTCGGGAAAGCGATAGACGGAATCAAAAAAGGCTTCCTCATCTGGTGGGATGTAGTCAAGTTTGTCTTCGGAGCGATCAAGTCAGGATTCGGAGAACTCAAAGATCTCGGAGTCAAAATCTTTGACGGGATCGGCGGAGCGTTCAAAGGCGTAATCAACGCAGTCATCGCAGGTCTAGAAGGCGGACTCAACTTCGCCATCAAAGGCCTAAACATCATCCTCGACGGCATTGACAAAGCAGCCGGGCCATGGGTCAACTTCGGCGAGATCCCAAATGTCAAACTGCCTCGACTAGCTGAGGGAGGCATCACGACAGGCCCAACAATCGCCATGATCGGCGAAAAAGGTCAAGAAGCCATCATCCCATTAGACCGACTCGGCAACATGGGCGGAAACACGATCAACATCACAGTCACTTCAGCAGATCCGAACGCTGTCGTCGCAGCTCTGCAACGATATGTCCGAATGAGTGGCCCAGTGCCAGTCACCACAAGGCCACTATGAGCAATCAGAACCTCTGGAAAGTCACGGTAGACGGATACAACCTTGACGGATTCGTCTATTCGGTGTCATTCTTCAACGGCAAAAAGAGATGGCTAGAGAACTATTCGCCTCAAACGCTGTCGCTCACTATTGACAACTCGACAGGTCTTGCGTCCGCTTTCTTGCCCGGATCAGAGATCAAGGTGTACAGGGACGGAGTAGGCACGAACAACAACGCTCGGAGCTTCTTCTACACTCAAAGCGTTTCATACGATGACGGCTTCCAGTACGCATCAGGTGGCGCGACAGCAACGATCACAGCGATAGATCTGTTCGGAGTCTTGTCTCGTGAGCAACTCGTGAATGAAACCCTCGGAGACCTCAACACGCTAGAGCAACTGTCGCCATACACAGCACTCATCAGCTTCACAAACGACGGAAACAGTGCTGCCTACCCGACAGCAGATTACACCGGCACGATCGGCGCTCGACTTGCCGAAAACATGCAGACCGAACACGGCCTCATGATCAACTACGGCGACACGATCAAACTATTGGCAAGGTCACAGGTCGGCGACAATGTTTCGACTCTCTCGTTTGGCGGTACAGCATCCGCCACCGTCCTGCCCATGAACGCAGTGTTCAGGTCTGCCCTCGGAGATTCGTTCAACAATGTTGTCACAGTGGACGCTCCAGTCGGATCGTACACAGCGACAAACGCTGCAGGAGTTGCTCTCTGGGGAACATGGGCGACAACAACAACACAAGTGGACGGATCGTTGACACAAGTCCAAGGATGCGCCGAATATCTCGCCGCTCTCATGGGCGACGCGTTAAGCGTGAATCAGATCTACTTCGAGATCCATGTATGGGACTACGCAGTCAACCCTTCAACCCTCACACTGTTCATGCAGTACAACGACTTCATCAGTCAGAACATAGATGTCGTCTACCGCTTACCCGGCAACCCCTCAGACACAACCTTTGAATGCGTCATCGAGGGACTACAGATCAACTCAGATCCTGAGAAGACCGAGTATGTGTTCTATCTCACCCCAGCCGAGCTGTATCGTTCATTCATCCTTGACGATGCAATCTTCGGTACTCTTGACAACAACAGACTCAGCTACGGCCTAGCAGGGTTTTAAGGAGACAACATGGCTATTCCTACCCTCCCAACATTTACAGCTGGTCAGATTCTGACTTCGAGTGTGATGAACGATGTTTCAACACTGGGCAACTATCAAGGGCTTTTCTGGATTAAGTCGCAGACCATCGGCAACGCAGTCTCAAGCGTGACTGTTACAGGAGCTTTCTCATCTGACTTTGATCATTACAAGATTATTGTCCAAGTAAACTCAATCGCAGCAGGTGGCCCATACATGACACTCCAACTTGGGTCAACGACAACTGGATATTATTGGGGCGCACCAGTTGTAAACTACGCAGCGGCAACTGCTTCGGCTATTTCAACTAACAACGGTAGTTCGTGGAATCGTTTAGGGCCGGGAGGCACTACAGGCATGGCAGGCGTTTACGATGTGTTAAATCCTTTTTTAAGTGAGAACACCATAATCACTGGCACTTACGCAGACGCTGCAACTGCTGGATCTGCTGGTGTTGGTTCGGGATATTTAAACAACACAACCAGCTACACGGCCTTAACTGTTGGCGTAACATCGTCAACAATGACAGGCGGAACAATTCGAGTCTACGGATACAGGAACTCACTATGACCCCTGAAGAATATAAAGCCCTCTACCCACAAGATTCCGTCTATATCCAAGTAGACGACACCGAACGCTTAATGACCGACGAAGAATATGAAGCATGGGTCATTGAAGGCGTTTACTACAGCAACCATCCGAGATCATGAAAACTCTTGCCGTAATCGCAGCTCTTGCCATCGCACTCATGCTGGTCATCACCAGCTGTAGCGACCGCACTCGAGACAACTGCGAAACCCAACCCACAGCCCAAAGGTGCAACCCGTGAAAAAATACACAAACTCAGAAATTAAAGCCCGACTAATTCTTATCGTGGGTATTGCTTTAGCCGTAGCGTTTCTAGGTTCAACTGCAGCTTTGTTGTACGGCCTGCTGTTTGTTATCCAACCTTTGGAAGTCAGCCCTAATGACGAATCAGCTTGGGCGTTACTATCACCAATGATGTTGTTTCTTACCGGTGCCTTATCTGGAATCTTGGCAAGTAACGGCCTTAAAGACAAGGGAGACAAACAAGATGACTGACTACCCGGTACTACCCCTGATCATGCCAACAGACCTAGAAGGTCAAAAGAACGGCGAAATCAAACCAGCCCTATTACGCGACATCAAAGCCCCAAACGGCAAACTGCACAGCCTCGCGGCCACAGCATGGAACGCGTTACAGCTCGCCGCGTACTTTGACGGAATAGAACTTAAGCACGTCGGCGCATACCGCCCACTAGCCCAACAAGTAGCCCTGTTCAATGAACGGTACGAAGCCAAACCTAACTTTCGTAAACCCCAAGTCACCCGCAAATACAACGGTCAAGTTTGGTGGCTAAAGCAAGGGTTCGCCCCAGCAGGCACCCCTTCCACCAGTAATCACGGCTGGGGGCTCGCGATAGATGTCGCGTCCGCTTCAGGCAAACGACTCGAATGGTTACTAGGCGACGGATTCTCCACCAGCAACGCCTTAAAGTTTGGGTTCTCATGGGAAGTCAAAAACGGCGCTAACGCCGAAGCATGGCATATCCGCTACGTCTGCGGAGACAGCCTGCCACAAGCCGTTTTAGATGCCATTAAGGCGTTCCCTACACTCGACGCGCGGTGACTTGACATTTGGTCTGGGAGTCGGTCTAATGACTGACAACCAAGTGCGTCCCGTAATAGCGGGACCCCGACCGCAGGAGGAAGCAATGCAACCATCCCTTTTTGACGTTCTCGAAGTTCCAGCCGAGAAACTCAAATACGAAGCCTTCAAAGAAGCAAACCCGTGGGTCATTGAACGACTCACCAAAATGTGTTATGCGTTGT